TGTAAAACACGCACAAGATCAAGGTATCTTTGTAGTATTAATTGACTCAGAGAATGCACTTGATGAAGCTTGGTTACAAGCACTTGACGTAGACACTACGCCAGAGAAACTACTTAAACTAAACATGAGTATGATTGACGATGTTGCTAAAACTATTAGTACATTCATGTCAGAATACAGAGAAATGACAGACGAAGACCGACCTAAGGTGTTGTTTGTTATTGATAGTTTGGGTATGTTACTAACACCTACAGATGTTGATCAGTTTAATAAAGGTGATATGAAGGGTGATATGGGTCGTAAGCCTAAGGCATTGACTTCACTTGTTCGTAACACAGTTAATATGATTGGTGCACACAACGTAGGACTAGTATGTACTAACCACACTTACGCATCACAAGATATGTTTGATCCAGATGATAAAATATCAGGTGGACAAGGATTTATCTATGCAAGTTCTATTGTAGTAGCAATGAAGAAATTGAAACTAAAAGAGGACGAAGATGGTAAGAAAGTAACAGATGTACGTGGTATTAGAGCGGGTTGTAAGGTCATGAAGACTAGATATGCAAAACCGTTTGAAGGCGTACAGGTTAAGATTCCTTATGAAACAGGTATGAATCCATACAGTGGATTGGTTGACTTGTTTGAGAAAAAAGGACTGTTAACTCAACAAGGTAATAGACTTAAATACGTGGACAGTAAAGGTAAGGAAAACTTAGAATATCGAAAAGACTGGTCGGGTGATAAACTAGACATAATTATGAGTGACTTCGATAAGTTATCCACAGAGCCAACTGTCGAAGAGGAAACTATTAACCCTGAGGAGTAAACTGATATGGATGGTACACAGATAGTAGAGACTTGGCAAGTATTTAAAGAGTATTTGGACAAAAAGCATATTGAAACTGTAGCAGAAAAGTTTGTAGATTTATGTGCAGACTTTGGTACAGAAGATGAAGCATTTAGAGATGCTTTAGGTTCAGATGGTGACCTTGACCAAGCTATTGGGTATTATTTAGAAGAAGACGTAGACGACTTAGAAGACAACTACAACGATGTTGACGAGGATTATTAATGGGTTGGTATTCTGATATTGCAAAAGACGTAGGTAAGATACCTGACGCTATACAATACTTTGAAGATGAATTGGCTGAAGCAAAAGGTCAAATTCGTATTAAGGGTAACGTAGAACGTGCGGCGGCAGAGATGCCAGGTCTTGTTGAACAACGTTTCAATCAACTACAAGAGCTTGAAGCAATTTTAGAATATCTAAACATTGAGCTTCGAAGACTTCGTAGTAGTTTCTTTAAGAAGTATTTAGAGAATTATGCACGAGCATTATCTAGCAGAGACGTTGAAAAATATGTAGACGGCGAAGCTGACGTTGTTGATTATGAAAAAATAATTAACGAGTTTGCATTAATGCGTAATAAATGGTTAGGCGTAACAAAGGCACTAGATCAAAAACAATGGCAACTTACTAACATAGTTAAGTTAAGGGTTGCAGGAATGGAAGACGCAAGTCTGTAAGTTCCAGATTAACATAACAAGGAAATAAAACTTTATGAAGATGAGTGAAACTCAACCAACTAACATTGCCAAACAATATGGTGGTAACGTTAGAGAAACTGTAAACCATGCGGAAAGAACTGACTTACCTGGTGCACGACAATCAATTCAGAAATGGGATATGATTCCATCTGCAGATTTTGTACAAAGGGTAGCTGGAGAGTTTGTTAGGCAAACATCAGATGATCTTTTCAAAGGTAAGAAAGTTGTTGTGTTCAGTTTACCAGGTGCGTTTACACCTACTTGTTCAGAACAGCAATTACCTGCATACGAAGAAATGTATGACAGGTTTAAACAAGCTGGAGTAGACGAGGTGTATTGTGTATCAGTAAATGATGGTTTTGTAATGAATGCTTGGGCTAAAGAACTAGGCGTTGAAAAAGTAAAACTATTAGCTGACGGTAATGCCGACTTCACTGATTCAATGGGTATGCTTTGTACTAAAAGAGCAAAAGGTTTTGCTAATAGAAGTTGGAGATATTCGTTGTATGCAGTTAATGGAATCGTTCAAGAAGCATTTATTGAACCTGGATTTAATCACAAAGATGAGGACGACGATCCTTACACTTGTACAGATCCAGAGACAATGATCCAAATCATAGAAGCAGACGCCAGGTAATATCTAAATACTACTATGAAAGTAGTATTGGTCACCGGCGGCTTTGATCCGTTACATTCAGGACACATTTCTTATTTTAAAGAAGCGAAGAAGCTCGGCGACAAACTAGTAGTCGGGCTTAATAGCGACGAATGGCTTACACGTAAGAAAGGACAACCTTTCATGCCAATCAAAGAACGTGTAGAAATAATCAGAAACTTAAAAATGGTAGATGACGTTCTTACTTGGGACGACAGTGATGATTCTGCCTCTGGTGCAATATTTAAACTAATGGCTACATCAGGGTATGGACACGATGTAATATTTGCTAATGGTGGAGATAGAACAGATAAGAACATACCTGAAATGTCTACTTGGCACGATAAGGTTGAATTTGTTTTCGGCGTTGGTGGTACTGATAAGAAGAATTCTAGCAGTTGGATTTTGCAAGAGTATAAATACCCTAAAACAACAAGACAATGGGGGTACTACAGAGTGCTACACGAAGACGGCCCTACAACTAAAGTCAAAGAATTAACTGTTGACCCAGGCAAAAGATTATCAATGCAACGCCATCAAAAACGTGCCGAGTATTGGTTAGTAACAGAAGGTACTGCAACAGTTTATACAATTAACAGAACTTCAACAGATTTTGAAATACAAGGTGTATACGAAAAACATCAGTCCTTAAGAATTGATGAAGGTGATTGGCATCAGTTAGCAAATGAAACAGACAAGCCAGTTAAGATTGTAGAAATACAATATGGTGAGAACTGTGTTGAAGAAGACATAGAAAGAAAGTAATGGAGTTTGAAACTTTTAAAAATCCTACACAGGACGTTAAAGACGCGGTTTTAAAATCTGCAGACTACAGTATGACTAGCGGAAGACGTTTGGCGCATACATACGTAACTGTGCAAGAGCTAGACGCCAATAACATTGAGGGTGACATAGTAGAATGTGGTGTATGGAAAGGTGGACAAATCATTAGTGCCTACCTTGCAAACACACAAACTAAAAGAAAGTTTTGGTTGTTTGATACGTTTGAAGGAATGACACAACCAACAGAACACGATTTTAGATTACAAGCAGACGGAGTTACTAGAGGCTATGCCAAGGACAGTGGCAAAGCAAAACGTGGTTTCGACCAATGGTGTAGATCAGAAATACAAGAAGTGCAACAGAATTTATCAAAGTTTAATATGCCAATGGAACAAACAACATTTGTTAAAGGCGACATAGTACAAACACTAAACGATCCAAGCAACGTACCAAATAAGATTGCATTGTTAAGACTAGATACAGATTGGTATGAGTCAACATTAAAAGAATTACAAGTGCTTTGGCCTAAATTGGTTGTAGGCGGATACATGGTACTAGACGATTATGGAAGTTGGCAAGGCAGTAAAAAAGCCTTTCATGAGGTGTTTGGAGATAGTCTCGAGATACATAATATTGACGGTAAAGCTGTTTATATTAAGAAAGATAAAGAATGAGTAATAAAGTATTTGTCGGATATGACACAAGAGAAGATATAGCATACCAAGTATGCGAACACAGTATCTTACAGCATAACAAAGATGCAGAAGTCATTCCTTTAGTACAAAAGGATATGAGAGATACCAAGTTGTATTGGAGAGGTGAAGATAAACTTGCAAGTACAGAGTTTACGTTTACACGTTTTCTTATTCCTCATCTTTGTGATTACAAAGGCTGGGCATTGTTTGTTGACAGCGACATTATCTTTTTAGAAGACGTAGACAACTTATTTGCATTAGCAGATGACAGCAAGGCTGTTATGTGTGTACATCATGACTACACACCTAAACCAGGAACTAAGATGGACGGACAAGTACAAACACAATACCCAAGAAAGAATTGGTCAAGTGTAGTATTATGGAACTGCGGACATCCTAGTAATCAAAAAATTACAGTGGACATGGTTAACAATCCCAACTACGATGGAAAATATTTTCATAGATTTAGTTGGTTAGATGATAGTGAAATTGGTGAGATACCTAAGGACTGGAACTATCTAGTTGGTTGGTATACAGACGGAACCCCAAGAGCATTACACTACACGGAAGGTGGACCATGGTTTAAAAATTATAGAAATTGCGATTACCACCAGGAATGGAAGGACGTTCTTTCTAGCATGATGGAGAATAAGGATGAGTGAAACTCATGGAGAGTGGGATCCTAGGAACTTGACACCAGAGATGAAAGAATTAGTTGATTCAATATTATACGGAGTAGCAATAGGTAGCAATAGACACGCCATTGAAGCTATACAAAAAGTATTTGACGACCAAGTAAAAAATCCTAAACTAATATGTATCGACAGCGGTATTAAAAAAGTAGAAAAGAAAGTTAAGGGCACCTTTGGTATTGTTGATTCCTTTGTTATGGGAATGGCATTAGGTAGTGGTGGAAAATATATTAGGGCAGATAACGTAGCAGACTATTGGGATCATCCTGCTCCTTTTCTTGTACGTGGATTAGGTAAACAAAAAATTATCAAAGAATGTATTGCACGTGGTAAAGACTTTTACTTTATGGACACAGGTTACTTAGGTAACAATCCTAGCCCACGTAATCCTAACGGTAAGAAAACTTATCATAGAATTGTAAAGAACGCATTACAAAATCTTCATATGCCAGACAGAGAAGAAAATCCAAATGCGTTTGGTGGAGAACGTTTTAAACAATTAGGAATAGGATTCAAAGAACACACCGCAGGTAGAAAAGTTTTAATTGTTCCACCAAGTGAAAAAGTAATGAAATACTTTGAAGAAGATTTAGAAGAATGGATCAAGAACACATTAATAGAAGTTAAGAAGCACACAAACAGACCAGTTGAAGTTCGTAAGAAGCCTAGCAGAGAAGCTCGTGTTAGTAGTAGCACAATGGAACAAGCATTGGAAGATGATGTACATTGTTTAGTTACATACAACAGTATAGCATCATTAGAAGCTATGGTATATGGCAAACCTGCAATAGTATTAGGGCCAAACTGTGCTGGAGACATTGCCGAAGATAGTTTACATAGAATTGAATTTGTAAAACACCCAGGAAGAAAAAACTTAACTTACCTTTGTAGATACCTAAGTAATAATCAGTTTACATACGAAGAGATGTTAAATGGGTATGCTTGGAGGAAATTAACGTGCGAGTAGTAGGATACACAAAAGTTATACCACCCGGAAAAGCATTAAAGCCGAACAAAGAAAATCACAAACTTGATATTATTAAAAATTTTATTGAGGGTGTGCGTATGGCAGGTGATACGGGATTGGTATACAACGGATTTGAAATGATGGATTGTGATGTTGCAATCATGCAAGGCTTTGTACATGACAGAAGTGCTCATGTACCACACATTAACTTGCGGAGAAACATTACAATGAACACACGTAACAAAGCATTTATTACCGCAGACAGTAATCTTTTTTTATATAAAGCAAAGCAAAACGCACCCTTTCATTATTTAAGATACAGTATCAATGGTGTGTTTAATAACACAGGAACATACTGTAACGATAATCCAGGTGACGAACAATGGAAAAAGATTTCACGTGACTTAGGTGTTACTGTTAAGCAGTGGTCAATTAATGAACGTGAACACGTACTATTATGTTTACAACGTAATGGTGGTTGGAGTATGAAAGGTAAAGATGTTGTAGCTTGGGCTAATCATAAGATTGCAGAGATTAGACGATACACAACTAGACCAATTATTGTAAGACCACACCCGGGTGATAAGAAGGCACCAGACTACATAAAAGGTATCACAGGACCAGATGTACGAATTAGTTTCGAGCCTATGATAGAACACGACCTAGCAAAAAGTTGTGTAACTATTGGCTTTAACAGTAGTCCTTTGGTAGCAAGTGTTATAGAAGGTGTACCAATTATTTGTGAAGACTACCAAGCTAGTCAAGTAGAAGAAGTTTGCCATAAAGAAATAAGCGACATAGCAAGACTAAAACCATTTGATAGAGACATATGGATTAAAAAGATTGCACAATGCCATTGGAGTTTTAAAGACTTACGTGATGGTGTTGCATGGCAACATATGAAAAGGTATTTGGAAGTATGAACATCACAGTAGTAACAACATTTCATCAGCCTGGCTTAGAACAATACGGACAACGTTTTATTAATTCATTTAGTGAAAAAGTTGATCCAAAAATTAAATTGGTTGTGTATGCAGAAAAGTGCATTCCTGTTAATCCAGATGAAAGCAGAATAACAATACACGATGCTGACGCAACACTACCAGACTTACAAAAGTTTAAAAGCATTTGGGGACAAGTTCCTAAAGCTAACGGCAAATGTCCTTGGCCTGAAAGAAGACCAAGAGATAATCATAAAGAATTTAAATGGGACGCAGTAAGATTTGCAAACAAAGTTTATGCTGTATTCCACGAAGCAAAGAAAGACGATACAGATATACTTGTATGGATGGACGCAGATACTTATGTACACAGTCCTATTACATACGGAGAGTTTAGATTACTAGTGCCGCCACAGGCTTGGTTGCATTACTTAGGTAGAAATAGAAAATGGCCTGAGTGTGGCTTCTATGGTCTTACATTACGTAGTCCAGGTTGCGATGCTTTCCTTAAAGAGTTTCAACGTGTATATGATGAAGCTGAACAAGGAATATTTTTAATGGAGGAATGGCACGATAGTTATGTGTTCTGGGAAGTATTAAAAAAGATACAAGTTCAATACCCGAACGTAAAAGACTTTAGTGGACATTTAGTGAATGGAGAAGGGCACCCGTTGATCAACTGTGAGCTTGGCAAATACTTTGATCATTTGAAGGGTGTACGAAAATCGGAGGGACGTAGTAGAAAGAGAGACCTACTGCAACCACGTAGCGAGAATTATTGGAATGAAAGTTAGTTTATTTAGAGAGTATGGTGCACAAAATAGTAAACCCGTGTTTGACGCTTTTGCAGACAGTCTTGTGGATGCTGGGCATACCGTTGTTGATAATGACTATAGCAGTGATGTTGCTGTTATTTGGTCTGTCCTTTGGCATGGCAGAATGGCTGGAAACAAAAAAGTTTGGGATGACTTCCACGCACACAACAAAAAAGTAATCGTATTAGAAGTAGGCGGCCTGAAACGAGGCACCACATGGAAGGTAGCAATCAATGGAATTAATAGAGACGCCGCGTTTGGTCCTGATGGCAATGGCAGTGATCGTGCTAATTTACTGGGCCTCAAATTAAAACCTTGGTCACTAGGCGGTGACAGAATTATAATTTGCGGACAGCATGACAAGAGTCATCAATGGCGCAACCAACCCAACCTAACTGCATGGTTAGGAAATACAATCAACTCTATCAGAGAAGTTACAGATATGCCTATATATTGGCGACCTCACCCAAGGTGTCCTGTGCCTATGATAGAACATGACCATAAGAACGTACACAGACAACAACCTACACAAATAAAAGATACATATGACGACTTTGACTTTGATTGTGAAGGTGCGTATGCTGTAATTAACTTTTCAAGTAACCCTGCCACCCAGGCAGTAATAGAAGGTGTACCAGTGTTTACAGGTCCTAGCAGTTTAGCTTGGCCTGTTGCTAACCCAGACTTTACTACGTTAGGTATGCCAAAACGTCCCGATAGAACACAATGGCTCAACGATATTGCATACACTGAGTGGACATTGGAAGAAATCGCACAAGGAAAACCACTAAATCGCTTGACTTCTTACCTATAATATCGTATAATAATACGATGTACAATAGACCTATATCTAAAAAAGCATTAAACACAGAAGACTGCCTAGAAATAGTTGCTGGTATCAGTGAGCTAAAGTATAGTGGTGACGAAGAATTGGAGAAGGTCCAAAACTTTAAACTGCATGAAGACAATGCTAATATCATGTTTAGTTTTGCTAAACAAGTATTTAGAGGCACGGCTCTTACTGCAAAGCAATATACACTAGCTAAAAAACTGTTGCTAGAATACTACACAGATCAATTTGATGCACATGAAATAGATTTAAAAGTAGCAGTAGAAAAATTAAGATTTCCATTACGTGAAATAGACGGTAGCCATTGGATCAAGTTTGTAGATTACAAAGGCGAAAAGATGTTAGCTATTAGATTTCCTTTTAATAAAAAAGTTATAAAGCATCTTGAAGAATTAAAAAATTCATCTGACAAAGAATATTTTTATGACAAGCACACACATTACTTTCCACAAAAAGAAAAATACATATGGAAGATTGTCAACATTAGCAAACAGTTTGCAGATGCAAAGTTTGAAATACAAGATGAGATTTTGGAATTATACAAGCAGTTAGAAGTGTTTGAAAAAAATCCACAAGACTACATACCAGGCATATACAATTTTAAATTTAAAAACTTACCTGTCAAAGCAGTTGACAATATGTTTGAAGAATTAGGTGAGCCTAACTATAATAACTTGTACAAGTATTACGATAGAAGATATTATTACGGATTAAATTACTTTGATGATCGTGCATTAGTAGAAAGTATTAGTGGCAGAGAAACGTTAACTAAAGCAATCATTAATCGTAATTCAAGTCTTATTTGCGTAGATAAAACTAAATGGGACATGGCAACAGTACTCAAAGCCGTTGACGAATTAGAAAGATATCCTCTTTTAATTCTTATTGATGCCAAACAAGGTTACAGTGAAGTTACTCTGTATCACAACTTGCTTAGATACTACATACCAAAGGAACAAATGTCCGTTATGTTTAGATTGGATAACAAGTTAGGCAATGAAGCTATACAATTTAACCAATACATCAAGACTCAGGGATTAAATAATATAGTTGACAAGAACACAAAAATAGTGTATATTAGTAATAATAAGATTCCTAAACCTTTAATGAAACAAGGGTTTAGACCAAAAGGCATTCTCACAATAGGCAGTAAAAAAATTGCTAATAACATCGACAGTTATGTGAGTGCTCATGATCTTGTTATGCAGTATGATGATGACGCAAGTCCTCATTATAGTTACGGATATATGAAGGCAGATATAATATAATGATAAGTTGTAGAATAATAATACAAGATGAAGTTAACGTCAAGGTAGAAAATTTACCTGTTGAATACAGACGTAAGATAGCTAACAAGCTGAAGTTCCAGGTGCCCTATGCACGTTACCTTCCTCAATATAAACTAGGGAGATGGGATGGAACTGTGGCTTTTTTCGGAATTGGTGGTACTGGTTACGTTAATCATTTGGATATCATTGTAAACACACTTGTAGAAGCAGGTGTTGAAATTGCAGACATTGTTGATCATAGAGACAAACATGATCTTACATTTGATGAGATAGATGAAAACTATTGGGCTCATAAGAATTGGCCTAAAGGACATCCAGCTGAAGGACAACCAATCATATTAAGAGATTACCAAGTGGAGACTGTTAACAAATTTATAGAAACTCCACAATGTTTACAAGAGGTGGCAACTGGTGCAGGTAAAACAATTATTACTGCTACACTATCGCACTTATGCGAGAAGGTAGGTAGAACACTTGTTATTGTACCAAACAAATCACTTGTAACACAAACAGAAGAAGATTATGTAAATGTCGGACTAGACGTAGGCGTTTACTTTGGCGATAGAAAAGAACTAGGCAGAACACATACAATTTGTACTTGGCAAAGTTTAAACATACTAGACAAGAAAACAAAAGATGGAGAGGCAAAACTAACACTAGCTGAATTTTTAGATGGTGTGCAAACAATTATTATTGATGAAGTTCATCAAGCAAAGGCAGACGTATTAAAGAAATTACTAACACAAAACTTAAGAAATGCACCCATACGTTGGGGCTTAACAGGAACTATACCCAAGGAACAGTTTGAATTCCAAAGTATACTTGCAAGTATTGGTCCTGTGATTAATCAAATCAGTGCAAAGGAATTACAAGACAAAGGTGTATTATCCAAGTGTCATGTAAACGTTGTACAACTGCTTGATACTAATGTATACAACTCTTATCAAGAAGAACTCAAATATCTTGTAACAAATAAAGATAGAGTTAAATACTTGGCCAAGATGTGTAGCAACATTAAGGATAGTGGCAACACCCTAATACTTGTAGATAGAATTAGTGCAGGAGAACAACTCTGCGAAGCAATACCCGATTCTGTTTTTATTAAAGGTGATGTTAAACTAAAAGACCGTAAAGAGCAATATGATGAAATTAAAGAAGCAACTAACAAAGTACTTATCGCGACATATGGAGTCGCTAGTGTGGGCATTAACATTCCTAGGATTTTCAATCTCGTACTTATCGAGCCTGGCAAATCTTTTGTAAGAGTAATTCAATCAATAGGTAGAGGCATTAGAAAAGCCGAAGACAAGGACTTCGTACAAATTTGGGACTTAACTAGTTCATGCAAATATGCGAAGAGGCATCTCACATCTCGTAAAAAGTTTTATAAAGAAGCAGAGTATCCTTTCACAATAGAGAAGGTTGACTGGTCATGAAGAAGTTTACTGTAGAAATAAAAGTTGGAGACGAAGTACAAGTAGGACGTTTTAGAAACGTTAGTGCTAAAATTAAAGACATACAGATAGATGCAAAAGGTCAACCCGTCATAGTAACTAGTAAAGGGCCTAAGAATTTGTTTAGTTGTAGACTAGCAAAACTTGATCCCGATACAGGCAACTTAACGCCAAAACAAATAATGGATAAGAAAAGTAAATGAGAATATTAACATTAGAAAACGAAACGTTTCATCTGAATAACTTACCAGAGGAACTAACAGAAGACGTCCGCTTTAGTGTGCTAGATAATAGCAATCCTAAAGAACCTGATTTCTTTTTTATGCCTTTAATATTTCTAGAAAGTTTTAATTCACCAGCAATGGTACTAGAGATAAACGGTAAAGAAATCACAATGCCAGTTGATTGGAACCTAGCAGTAGGAGATAGTGAAGGAGGTGGAGATATAGAAGTGTTGCCTTTAACAAGTTTAAATGATAGAGGCTTTGAAGCATTTCTTTTTAATCCATTAACAAGCTATACAATGAATTGGGGAGAAGTAAAAATTACAAACTTCTACAATGATATGAAATGGTATTTTCCTAAAACTAAAAACGGACAACTATTAGGTGTACCAATTACGGACGGACCTAAGCCTTTATGTGCTTGGTTCATTAAAGATATTAGTAGACAAAGTGAAATGATAGATTATGGATTACTCATCTGATAAAATAGTACTAGAAGTATACACTAACCAACAATACGTAATGGATCAGTGTCAACCCACGTTGGCAAAGAACTTTATACCTGAGTGGTGGAAGAGCTTACCAGCTCAGAGAACACATACGAATTTACATACAGGCGGAAGTCCTGTACCAATTAGTAGCATGAAACAATGTCCTGCTATTAATGAAATACTAAAGCAAGGTGTTATATTTCCTAGTTGGTGTGAACTACATCTTAAAGCTGATAAGATGGGTAGACTAGATCAAAGAGTGTTTCCAGAACATACTGCAATGATACCGCATGATGAACAAGATTGGACTTTCCATAAGCCAGACTACTCTCATGTTAAGGTTGGTAGTCCTTGGTTAATAAAAGAATCCACAGGTGTAAAATGGTTGTGGATAAAACCTGAATGGCATCAAAAAGACCCAACTGCATATTGGGGTGTACCTGGTATTGTTGAATACAAACACCAACACGCAGTACTTAACAACATAATGGTTAAACACGGTACAGAAGTAAAAATCAATACTGGAGATCCTTGGTTGCAATTAATTCCAATGTCAGAAAAGCCAATTGAGGTCAAATGCCAGCTCGTGAGTGATACAGAAATGAATAGATTAAATACTACTAACATAAGTTCTGTTGGAAGTTATGGCAAGTCAATTAGGAATAAAAAACGTCAGGAAGGTAGATTAAATGAAAACGATTAGTGAAGAATATGTTCATCAGTTGTCACAACTGCATGATGCAAAAGCATCTTTCGGAGATGCAAAAGGATTAAAGGCTATTGAAAAATGGTTAAAAGAATTTAAACCTCAATCAATTTTTGATTACGGTTGTGGTAAGGGCGGAGTGGTACAAGCACTCAGAGAAAATTACAAAGACATTAATGCAGTAGGTTGGGATCCAGGGCACCCAGAGTTTCAAGAAAGACAACCAGGACCATTTGATATGCTTATTAGTACTGACGTTCTAGAACATATCGAACCTGTGTTCCTAGACAACGTGCTAAAAGATATGCACGAAACATTTGCCAGAAACGCATTCCTTATTATTGCTACAAGTCCTGCTAAGAAGTTTCTACCAGACGGACGTAATGCACACTTGATTGTTGAAACACCAGGTTGGTGGAAAGACAAGATTGAACAAAATATGCCTGGCATTAAAATTATTCATCATGAGTTTGTAGAAAAAACAAGAACAGATAAACAAGGTAAGGTTCACCCAAACAACAAGTATATTGTAGTATTGGGGAAGTAGATGTCGTTTACTAATTTAATTACTAATGCGATTGATACTGTAGTAGATGACTTACGTGCTAAAGGTAATCCTAGTGTTTGCGAACTAGGTAACCAACGTATAAAAAATAATAAATCAAGAGCTGTAATGTTTAATAGACTAAACATTCACAATCAAACTATTACTTCTACCAAAGACTTTTTCCTTGCAATAGGATTCAAAGAGTATGTTGCTATCGATGTTAACACAGAGAAAGATGCAATAGCAATGGATCTTAATACAGATATCAGTAAACAATACAATTATAATAAACAGTTTGATCTAGTCACTAACAACGGTACAGGCGAACACGTATTCAATCAATATACAGTATATAAAAATATGCACGATCTAACAAAGGTAGGAGGGTATATGATTCATGTACTTCCTTTTTATCGTTGGGTTGATCATGGCTTCTTTAACACACAGCCTAACTTGTATCCTTGTTTAGCAAATCAAAACGATTACGATTTGTTAGGACTATGGATAGGAACTAGTGATGGACAGAAGATTGAGAAGTGCAAAGTTACTGCATTAAGAAGATACAAAGGTTATAGACACGACTTCCAATTAGATACTTGGGAACGTGACCCTATGGTTGTTGCTATTATGAAGAAGAAAAATAACAACAAATTTCAGATCCCACAGCAGGAGTTGTATGCGGGAGATAACATCACCAGCGATGAGATAAGTGACAGATATAAATGAACAATCAGTTAAGTGTATTACAAAATTTTAAACCAGAAAACCTGAAGACGGATCCGTTTCCTTACATATACATTCCAGAAGTTTTACCTTGGGACTTATATGAAAGACTAGAAGCAGAGTATCCTGAACAGCATTGTACTAAAGGTCAAACAACAGGCTTTGGTACTATGCGTTACCAACAACACGAGTTTGATTACGAGAACGTAGTAACTCCTTTATGGCGTGACTTTGCCGCATATCATACAAGCAAAGAATATAAAGACGAGCTTATACGTGCATTTAGAGAGCCTATGACACAGCTATATCCTAAGGGTAGATTCGCAGAAGACCTATACACAAAGTATATAAGGTCAGATACTAGTCCTAGAAAAGCACCTGTAGGTTCAACAGTAAGAATGGAATTACAATTTGTAATGAACGCAATAGATCACAAACACATACGTACACCACACGTAGATCAATCAAAAGAATTATTTGCTTGTTTGTTTTATTTTAAGAAGCCAGAAGATACTAAAGAAGATGGCGGACTAAACATTTATAGAAACACAGCAGGTAAACAATGGAGAAGGGTAACTGGTCGTGAAGCAGTAGCAGACGACATTGAAGTTGTAGATCATGTACCTTACAAACGCAACACAATGGTTTGCTTTTTAAACTCTGTTGATAGTCTACACGGTGTTACACCAAGAAATGAACCAACACATATAAGACGTTATGTTAACATTGACGGACATATTGTTGAGAAGTTATTTGCGTTTCAAGATTAGGAGTAATAATGAAAGCAGGAAAAATATGGGGACAAACAGAACTTATCCATGCAAATGGTGTTCTTGAGTTTCACAGAATAGAATTTAAAAAAGGATTCAAATGTTCAGAGCATGAACATCAATATAAATGGAACGGATTCTTTGTTGAGTCGGGCAAGATGCTTGTTCGGGTTTGGCAGGATGACCAAGGACTAGTTGATGAAACTATTCTTGGTGCTGGTGAGTTTACTCAGGTTAAGCCTGGTAAGATTCATCAGTTTGAAGGTATCGAAGACGGTGTTGCCTTTGAATTGTACTGGGCGGAGTTTAACCATGATGACATTGTTAGACGTACGGTTGGTACAGAAGTAGAAAAACAAAAATAGAAGGAGGAACGAATGTTCTCAAAACTACTTGACGGTGTTGATAAAGCACTTGTCACAAAACTTGTAATTTTACACACATTGGTTATTGCTGTGTCTAATTACCTCGTAACAATTAGATTTGATTTATTCCCCGGCGCAGAACTACCATTGTTTGGTAGCTTTCCATTAGCGGCGGCGGCTTTTACTTTTCCGATCGTAGTTGTTGCAACTGACTTAACTGTTAGGTTAGTTGGTAAAGAAGCAGGAAGGGCCGTTGTTGCAATGGCAATTATTCCGGCTATCGTTGCATCGGTGCTTGTATTACTTGCACTAGGTGACGAACACGCATATAGAGTTGGCCTTGCATCAGGTACTGCATACGCAATTGGTACGATGTTAGACGTGTATGTGTTTCAACATATTAGAGAAAAGTATACTGATATGTGGTGGGCGGCTCCGGCAATTTCAACTGTCGCGGCAAACGTCATTGACACTTACGCATTTTTCTTTACTGCATTTGCAGGATCGACAGACGCAGAAGGCAACTTGACTTGGATAGGTGAGAACTGGCACATCGTAGCACAGAACAACACACTAACTAAGATTGCTGTAGGACTAATTGTGTTCCTACCAGCATACGGAGTTTTACTATCTTATCTCAAAAAGAGAGTTAAGTAATATCAATTAATGTAGGCCCTTCGGGGCCTACATAACTACGGAGAGTCCAATGGGGACATTAATACCTGGAGAGGCACTTATTTACGAAAGGGTTGACGAAGTGGTATATGCACGATACCGAGATGCTCCACACAATACTATACCAAGATGGGTAGTAGGTGGAAATCCAAAACAAATGGATATGTTTTACGGACAAGAGTACGAAGATATGATTGAAGCATCCAAACATTATCCAACACTCAAAAAACAACTTGACAAATTGCAAACAATATGGTATACTATAAGAGATGAAGCAAAAGAGAAAACTGCCACTGAATGAGATCTTTATGGCCATGGACATGAACGGCAAGAGTGCGTTCAATGAATGGTCTGAAGAAGAACGAAAAGAAATTAACTATTGGTTATTAAATCGATATGCTAGTTCCGTTTCGGGTTCAAGAGAAGCAAAGGAATTGGCTGTGGTTTTGACAAATGAAAACTACAACAAGAATTGGAATGTACTAGGTACTAGGCATCCAAAACTACAATGGCAGTTGTTGTGTACACTACACAATGCAAAGAGTTCTAGCAAACATCATGTGTGGCAAGGACTAAAACAAAAAAGCGGTGACGTAAAAATAATTAAATTCTTAAAGGGAATGTTCCCTAACATGAAAGAAGATGAGGTAGAACTACTTGCTAAATTATCTACAACAAAAGAACTTAAACAGTACGCCGAAGACCTCGGGATGGATAAGAAAGATGTCAAACTCTAAACCTTATACTTGCGGATACTGTGGAGCGAGTTTTACAAGAGAGAAAACTCTAGCAGTTCATATGTGCGAAAAGAAACGTAGACATCTACAGAAAGATGAGAAACGTGTACAACTTGGCTACTTGACATTCAATAGATTCTATAAGCTATGTCAGAAAGCAAAGGAGAATAAAACGTATGAACAGTTTTGTGATAGCCCATACTACAACGCATTTGTAAAGTTTGGATCATTCGTAAACAATGTACGTCCTTTGTATCCAGAGAAGTATGTTGACTATGTTGTTACAAGCGGAGTAAGATTAGATCATTGGTGCAGAGAAGAGATGTATGAACGTTATGCACTAGAACTAATATTAAAAGAAAGTGTAGAAACTGCACTAGAACGTAGTGTAAAAACTATGATGGATTGGGGTGATGACAAAGAAGCACGTTGGCAAGATTACTTCAACTATGCAAGTTTGAATAGAGTATGCCAAGATATTAAAGATGGAAAAGTAAGTCCATGGTTAGTATTAAATTGTAAGAGCGGAAAAGAGATGTTAGGTAAAATGAATGATGAACAATTACAAATAGTGTATCATGTTATGAATCCTAATCATTGGGCTATGCGTTTTAAAAGAGGCGTAGCAGATGTTGAACTAGTGAAAGAGATTGTTAAAGAAGCAGGACTATAATGCCAGATATTGATATTGACTTTGCAAATAGAGATGTAGTGCTTGATAAGTTAACGCACCGTGTCGCAAGGTTAGACAAAAATAAGAAGCACAACACAGGAGTATATGTAACGGAATGTCCGCACAATCCTGTTGATATGTTATCTACATTAGATCATAAGACAGCAGAAGATAGAGGATATTTCAAATTAGACTTTCTTAATGTTTCGCTATATAAAGATATAAAAGATGAATCGCATCTTACTAAACTTATGACGAAGGAACCATTATGGGATTTACTCACAGAAGCAGAATTCACAAACAAATTATTTCACGTAGGAGAACACAGTTCCCTGCTAAAACAACTGAAGCCCAAGACGATATTAGAACTAGCGGCGACACTAGCGATAATAAGACCCGCAAAAAGATATCTGCAAAACAGCTCTTGGGAAGTGATACACAAGGAAGTATGGACAAAGCCAACTAGTGGTGAGTACTTCTTTAAGAAAGCACACGCAGTTGCATACGCACACGCAATAGTCGTGCAGATGAATCTAATATGCGAACAACTATATGAATCCAACTAAAGTAACATTTTTTACAAACTACGAAGAACTTAAAGAAAGTTTGCCACCCGTACCAGCGAGTAAGTTTTGGCCTGAATGGTTTAAGAAACAAAAGACTCCTGAAGTGCCTATGTCACAAGAACTTGAAGACAGAGGTGGACCTAAGACTGTAAAGAGTTGCCCTGGTATACTAGATGTTCTTAATCAAGGTTACGTTATTCCTTTATGGTGTGACTACAAAGTAGTACGTGTACCTGAAACACAAGAACAACCACAAGGTATCAGATGGAGAATGCCAGGTGGACAACAAAGTATGTTTGGTGCAAGTACGCACCCTATGGAACAGATGAATGCGTTTCCGTTTGAAGCTGATACTTTTAACGGTAGCTTTAAGTTTATGAATCCTTGGTTTGTTAAAACACCTCCAGGGTATAGTTGTATGTTTGTTGCACCTTACTATAACAAGCATAAGAATTTAGAAATAATGAATGGTATAATAGATACAGATTTATATCATGAAGCACATATTAATAGTTTCTTTACTGCACCAATGGGTGAAGAAATAACATTTGAATACGGTATGCCTATATGTCAAGTGATTCCTTTCAAGAGAGAAGATTATGAAATGGAAGTGTTGGTAGGCGACCATCGATCAATGCACAACAAAGTGACTCAGTTTATTCACAACAGCCTGTTCAAGGCACAACACTATAGACCCAAGTTAAGTCCGAAAAGGTACAAATGATATTCTGGATAGGATTCACCGTGATGGTGTTGAATGAAGGTTTCGTCATAATGCGACACGTACACCCTTGGTTCGCTAACAAAAGAGATCAACTTATTGCAACGTATGGTGCGAAGTGGAAGAAGTTTCACGCAACACTTGACTACGTATGGATAGGTGGTGTCAGTTTAGGAATACTGTTAGATTTTTCTAATTGGAAATTATATGCAACAGTATTAGGAATCTTTTGGGGTATGGTTGCAGTATGCGTTTACTTACCACTGCTAGTTAAAAAACTACGTAAGTAATTATTTCCAACCTAAGTTTTTAATATGCTTGTTAAGTTTTCTTGCAAGATTATAATGACCCTTGTCATTTAGATGACTTGAATCGCCCTCTTCATAATAGTGTGCTTCATTAAATAAATCGTCATCTGCTTCTTTGTAACTATTAAACTCATGATCCTGATCTAAGTCAAAGAAAGGATTTATACGACTGCGTAAGAACACAGTTTTAATTTTCTTATCACGTAACGCACTCATAAACATTGTATGGTGTGCTAGGAATTGTTGTTTGCCAAACTCTTCTGACACGTGTCTTTCTTCATAGTTTCTTACAAATCTACCTTCTTTAGGAAATGGTTTGTTTAACCAAGTGTGTGCCTGGCTTTTGTATCTAATGATGCTACCGCCTTCTGGACCTTCTTCACGCAACGGTCTACGTTTCTTTCCATTGTACACATTAGGTCTGTCTGGTGGATGTTGTGACCAAAACTCTTGTCTTTCAGTATTAGTATATTGTATTATCACTATGTCATCTGGACCAAGTGTATTGTTGTGCATCATGGTTCCAACTGTACGCCATATACGCCAATTAGATCCTGAGCCAGCACCCTCGTGTACATACTCCCTACCTAAGAACGCGGCTAACTGTTCTCCGTATGTATAGCTATTTTTTTCTAAGTAATCTGAAAAGCTACAACCTGCTACTACTAATTTCATTTGTCTTTTGGCTTTCTCATCAATTGTACACTCTTGCGTTTGATACGTTTAATTGACAAGTTACCTATGTTTACTACAGGACCGGTTGTAACCTTAACGTCCTTGCTGTTCATCGTAACTAGGCAATGTCTAAAGTGGTCAAACTCTTTAGGAAGGAATATGCTGATAGGTATTGTACGGTTGCTTTCAAACCACCATACTTCACCCATGTCTATGAAGTGTTTCTTTTCCTCATCTGATCGTAGCATAGTATATACGTACATACTAGTAACGAAGTTATCCTGGTTGTTTATAATACCAACGTATTCATTACCACCGTACTGTACGATGCTTAAAAAGGGGAAATTTGTTTCTATATCTTTTAGTAACATGATCTCGATAAATATGTGTATGCAGTTAACATATCGATATTTAGCAACCAATAAGTCAGTACTCATAGCAGATCTGACTAACAACATAACGGAGTATAGACCAGTGTACCAGAGAACAATGAAAGTCTACAGAGGAATAGATAATGTCTTGACCTTTGAGATTAAGAATCCAGACCAGAAGCCTGTGAGTATATTAAACACTTACACGCCTAAGTTTGTTATGTTCGACGCAAACAATAAGATGATCGTTGAACGTGACGGAACTATTAAAGAAACATCAACACCAAGTTTTAAAGGACAGTTCACAGTAACAGTAACTGAGAACGATCTTTTAAACGTGCAAGGACAGTTTTGTAGCTACAATGTTTACATGGTTGCGACAAGTGGAGACAAAACACTTACCTATGCAGATAGTCAATATGGTGCACAAGGTACGATTAAAGTTGAAGGTGATGCTTTCCCTGGTCCAGCAGACACTTACAACATTACAACGTTTACTGAAACAGGTGCAGGTACAGACATCTACTACAGTGAAACAATCACAGCCGAGCCGGCTAAGAATGGTAATGAAGCATTACATACTGCGGCAGTATATACAACAGACTTTACTGGTGATGTTCATGTCCAAGCAACATTGGATAACACTATAACAGGAAGTACATATTGGGGCAACGTAGGAACGTTATCTTTTGATACTGTTTCAACACAACCAAAGTATATAAACTTCAACGGTGTGTACAGTCACATACGTATCCAATACCATAAACAAAACGGAACAATCGATAAAGTTTTAGTAAGAAACTAGTTGACTTTGTAGACGTTTTATACTATAATAATAGTATGAGTAGTCTAGTTTATGATACAGTAATTACCCACCTTCCCAGTAAACGGAAAACAACTCCGTCTGGTTGGACATCTTTCAATGCACCTTGTTGTCACCACAATGGGACTACTCAAGACTCAAGACAACGTGGTGGATTGATAAAGAACCAAACACAAGATGGAGTAAGCTATCATTGTTTCAACTGTGGATTTAAAGCTTCTTGGCAGACAGGCCGTAAGCTATCCGGCAAGATGAAATTACTGTTACAATGGCTAGGCGCTTCAGACGATACAATTACTAAATTGGCTTTGGCAGTTTTACAGTTTAATGAGACTCAAGGGTTTCAACAAACAATAGTAGAGCTTCCAAAGTTCGTCGACAAGCCATTACCAGATGGTGCACAACCAATTGATGAAAACACACCAGACAACATTTTACAATATATGAAGTCAAGACAACTTAATGTTGATGACTATGATTTCCATTGGACACCTAAACTAGGTTATAAGGATAGATTGATTATGCCTTTCTATCATAAGGAATATAATAGTGAACGTAGGATTGTAGGTTGGACTGCACGTAAAATAAACGAAGGAAGTCCGAAATACATGAGTGAGCAACAGCCTGGATATGTATTCAATTTAGATGCACAGAATTGGCAAAGAATATTTTGTATTGTAGTAGAAGGACCGTTTGATGCTATTGGTGTAGACGGTATTGCACTACTAGGAAGTGAAGTCAAAGATCAACAGGCCTTGGCCATAAATGCGTTAAATAAAAAAGTAATACTAGTTCCGGATCGTGATGATAACGGACATAAATTAATGGAACAAGCAATAGAATTAGGTTGGTCAGTTAGTATGCCGGATTGGTCCGATGACGTCAAAGATGTTAATGACGCAGTAATCAAGTATGGTAGAATGTACACACTTCACACACTAGTATCTAGTACAGAAGATTCAGAACTAAAAATTAAATTAAGGAGCAAGAAATGGTTTGGTTAAAAAACTTATGGGCCAAAATAAAAGGCTTCTTTGAAGATTGGAAGGAACGTAGAAAGTTCAAGAAGAGAATCAAAGAGCTACAAAAGAAGGACCCATTCATTTACAAATAGGAATATTATGGTAGTAGAAAAAGATAAAACAGAAGAATGTTATCGTATACTAGAAGCAGAAGCTAACAAGCTAATTGAATCTGGAGAATACGATCCACTTGAAATTGCAGGAGTAATGTGTGCTCAAGCAATTAAAATCTACAAGACTGCACTTAAACCAGATGACTACGAAGACATCATGGAGGCTATATTTTTAGGTCGCAATGATGTACAAGAAATAAAAGGACCTACGAAACACTGATGTACCAATCTGATTTTATAAGACCTTTTGGTCCAACGATATACCAAGGTAAACTTACTGCAAAGCAGATAGATTATCTACAGGAAGTTGCTGATGCTACATACAAAGCAAGACAAAATGTTGGTAACGATCTTGCAGGTAACATAAAAGACCAACTAGGTATAGTTGTTGATGATCAAGAACCTTTTATGAATATCATACAACCGCATCTAAGAAAGTTTATACAATACGAAGACAAACGTGCAAACAGTCTTTTAATAAACAAGGAACCAGAAAAGAGTCAAGAGTCTTACGATAATCTAAATTTTAATCTAGGAACTGGACCTTGGATCAATTACCAAATTGCAAACGAGTTCAATCCTGTACATAGCCATTCAGGAATGATTAGTGCAGTAGTGTATATCAATGTGCCAGACGTTATAGCAACAGAGACATACACAGAAGATACCAATATGAAATGTGCTGGACAAATAGAATTTTTACATGGTCCAGATGTTCTTGGAGCAACAGGAACGCATAAGATAATTCCTCAAACAGGAGACTTCTTGCTATTCCAAGCAGGACTTAAACACACAGTATATCCGTTTAGAAGTGACGTTACTAGAACTAGCATGAGCTTTAACGTGATGGGTATAAACTAGGAAAGGAGATAGAGATGACTGAATTTACTAGAGGCATACAAACAATATTTGTAGAAAGTAGTTTAGCACTTGCATTGGTCTATACACTAGGACATATATGTATAGCGATGGTAGTAGTAACTACATTCACCGGAGCAAGTTTGTTTGAAGCAGGAACAGTCGCTTTAGTTGAACCAGCAATAAATGGAGTTTGGTTTTTCGTACTGCACAAAATATATAAAAGTATTAAGGAGAAACAATAAATGTCAGGATTGATACCAATGGTAGTAGAGTCTACCAACAAAGGGGAAAGAGCATACGACATATACAGTCGACTATTAAAAGATAGGATTGTGATGTTGAATGGCCCTGTAGAAGATCATAGTGCAAACGTAGTAGTAGCACAAATGCTTTTCTTAGAAAGTCAAAGCTCAGACAAGGATATTAATTTTTATATTAATAGTCCAGGAGGAGTAATTACAAGTGGAATGAGTATTTACGATACAATGCAATTTGTTAAGTGTGATGTAAGTACAATAGTTTTAGGACAGGCTTGTTCAATGGGATCATTCCTAGCTCAAGCAGGTGCTCCAGGTAAACGTATACTGTTACCTAATGCACGTACAATGATTCATCAACCAAGTGGTGGTGCTCAGGGTATGGCAAGTGATATTGAAATACGTTACAAAGAAATACAATACCTAAAAGAACATTTAACAAGACTGTATGTTAAACATAACACGGCAGGTAAAACGTTTGAAGACTTTGAACGTGATATGGATCGTGATAAGTTTATGACTGCCGAAGAAGCAGTAGCATACGGATTAGCAGATAAGATCAAGGAGACAAGATAGTGGTTACTTGGGGAATGGTAGGAAACAGTCATGATGCGGCATTGGCAGTATTCATAGATGACAAACTTGTATGGGCTTGTCAGAGTAAAGACTTTTCAGATGTTCCCAACGATCCAGACTTTAGTTGGACACAGATAGAAGCCGCAAGGCAAAGCTATGGCCCACCTGACAGGGTAGTATGGTATGAAAAGCCTTTCCTAAAAACTCTAAGACAATGGAGAGCAGGACAAGGTTGGCTTCATAAAGAAAACAACATTAAAGAATATCTTAAGAAGTGGGACATTCATTGTCCTATAGTGTATGCTAAACATCATAAGTCACACGCCGCATATGGTTGGTATACTAGTGGATTACCTCATGCAACAATCATGTGCTTGGATTCAATAGGAGAGTTTGAAACGTTTACTATATGGAAAGCTGATTCATATGTACCTGGTGCAGGATTAAAACAAGTGTACTCACAAAGCTATCCACATAGTGTAGGATTATTTTATAGTGCTATGACGCAACGTTGCGGGTTTAAACCTAATGCAGAAGAATATAAAGTTGCACCAGCAGGTGAAAACATAAGCACACAGGAAAACTTACATCTTGTTAATGATGTTATTGGTACGTTTATTGATACACCATTAGATGGAACAAAGCCAGGTGTTAAGTTCAAACACAATCTACACAAAGGTTGTAGTTGGTACAAGCCCGACCTTACAACTGAAAGCGATATGAAAAGATTAGCGAATGCTACTCAATTTGCTTTTGAACTTATACTCAAAAGTAATAGTAAATGGTGTAGACAAAATTTACCAAGTCGCAATTTAATACTTACAGGCGGCTGTGCTTTAAATAGTGTAGCAGTAAAACAAATTAAAAAGAATTGGGATACAATATATGTTCCAAAGAATCCAGGTGATCCTGGAAGTTGCATTGGTGCAGTTTTGGCAATGGACGAGAAACACATTGACTTTAATGATAAAATATGGTATAATAAAACGTAATGAAACAAAATACTGATTATGGATTTGATATCCAAAAAACATATTTAGAAATAATGTTAAGCGATGCACAGACTTATGTGCGTTGCCAAGCAGTATTTGATCCGCAGAGCTTTGATCGTAAGCTACAACCTGCGGCTGAGTTTCTAAAAGAATTTGTTGAAGAACACAATACACTTCCTACAGAACAGATTGTTAATAGTGCTTGTCCAGGTACAAAGCTAGAGATTCCTAAAGGACTTAATGAGCAACACTATGATTGGTTGCTTAATGACTTTGAAACATTTAGTAGACACAAAGCATTAGAACGTGCAATATT